AACCAAAGGCCGTAGCCCATCGCAAAGAGCATCACAGCCCCAACTGCATCTTCGATCCACTCACGCATTAGTAAAACTCCACTTCGTTCCAGAGAGACAGGATTGCGTCCTGTAGCGCTTCCGGCAAATCTTTCATCAAGAACGGCATATCCAAGATGTGCAGTTCCGACACTTCAACCGTGTTCATGTCAACTTCTTCCCAGACAGGCGAACCCGGCACACCGAAGTCTGTGCGGACACTATCTGCGACAAAGCGGACTTTGATTTCTTCTCCGTTGTAGTAAGCTTGCATGGCTGTTTCCTCCTGTCCTTGCCCGTTTCTTGTAATGCGCTTGTTTAGACTTGGCAACAACTATTTGCATCAAGCGCAACTTTATGTAAGATGGCCGCATGGAAAACACATCACGCATTGCTCTGGCCCAGCACATCAAGGCCGAAGGTATGAAGAAGAAAGAGTTTGCTGAGATGCTCGGTGTCAGCGCATCGCAGCTTTCGCGCTGGCTGTCTGGCGCGGTCGTGCCGGATCGGCTTTCGCGGAAGTTTGTTGAGTTTGCTACCGGCATCTCAGCGGATGGCTGGCAATGAAGATCCAGCCAAGCCTTGCTCGTAAAACCCGCAACAAATATGGTGCCAAGAAAACGCAGGTGGGCGAGGTCACGTTTGATAGCAAAAAGGAAGCCCAGCGCTTTATGGAGTTGCAGCTGCTGGAACGCGCCGGGGAAATCACCAATCTGCGCAGACAGGTCAAGATCGACCTCATCGGTCAGTACAGACCTATGTACACGCGCACAGGCCGCAAGATGCGGCTGACAGTGGACTTCGCCTATGTTGAAGACGGCATCGAGGTGCTGGAAGATGCCAAGGGGATGTGGACCCGCGACTTTGAGGTGCGCTATGCGGTCGCCATTGCTATGGGCCTTAATCTGCGGGTGACGTAAGTGCTGCACTATCATGGCACACCAATAACGCCCGTTGCGGCGCTTGCTGAACTTGCTGGCCGTAACTTTTGCGTTTCACACGCTGCGCCGCAAGATGTGGCTAGATGCCATCTGATTGGGCAATCTGTGATGCTGGACAATGGCGCGTTCTCTGCATGGAAATCTAATAAGCCAACCAACTGGGCTGCGTATTATGATTGGTGTGACCAGTGGCTAGACTTCCAAACGACATGGGCTGTCATTCCAGATGTCATTGATGCTGGGACGCAAGAGCAAGACGCTTTGCTGCGTGAATGGCCGCACAAGTACAAAGGCGCACCAGTTTGGCACATGGACGAACCCATCCATCGGCTTTTGAAGCTGTGCGACGAATGGCCGAAAGTCTGCATTGGCTCAACCGATCAATATGCAGTTGTTCTGTCGGATGCGTGGTGTCACAGGATGGATGAGGCGTGGAACGAAGTAGCCTTGCGGCACAAACGACTGCCGTGGCTGCATATGCTAAGGGGAATGCAACTATCTGGGAAACACTGGCCGTTTTCTAGCGTCGATAGCACTGACATAGCCAGAAACCATCACTTGCCACATCAGACGCCACGCAAGATGGCCGATAGATGGGACGGCGCACAAACACCAAGCCGCTGGACACAGCGCCCACAACAAATGGAGTTGATCGCATGAAGTATTTTCTGTTGGCTGCTTTCGCAGCGACAATCCCTGCCGCAAACTGGATGATTGGGAATGTTGGCGTGACTTGCATTCATGATGGCCCATGCCTCATTCCAGTTGGCTTTGGTTTGATGGCCCCATCTGGTGTTCTGTTAATCGGGCTGGCGCTGGTTTTGCGCGATGCTGTGCATGAACATTTTGGGTCAGTTGGGTCACTGGCGGCAATTGCTCTTGGTGCAGCACTATCTATGTCAGCACCAAGTCTTGCCTTTGCATCAGCGATTGCTTTCGTTTTAGCAGAACTGGCTGACCTAATCGTCTATGCTAACCTTAGAAAACGCAAGTTGTGGGCGGCTGTCTTGGCATCTGGAGTTGTTGGCGCATTCATTGACAGCGCCATTTTCACTTGGTTTGCTTTTGGATCACTGGAGTTCAGTGCGGGAAATGCTGTTGGGAAGATTTATGCCAGCTTGCTTGTCGCAGTGTTCATCATGGCCCGACAAATGAAAATCAAAGCAGCATAGAAAACGCTTTATTTGATCTCGGAACGGGTATAAGAAAAATGGGCAGGGAACGCGCAAACGTTCAACCTGCCCTAAGTAAGCCGCAGCGGGGGAGAAATCCGCTGAGATCGGCAAGCACATGATCCGGATGTGCTGATCGTGGTTCTACATCACGATTGGCAACTCCACAACACAAAGGAGTGCCAAGATGCACAGTTTCGATCCAGACATAGCAAAGCGAGTGGGCGTTCATGCTGCTGTGCTTTATCAAAACATTGTTTGGTGGTGCGCCAAGAACGCAGCCAACGGCCACAACCAGCATGACGGCCATTTCTGGACCTATAACAGCGTCCGGGCATGGTCTGAACTTTTCCCATACATGACGCCTAAGCAGATCAGGACATCGCTGGAACGCCTTGAGGCTGACGGCATGATCTTGTCTGGGTCATACAACAAATCTGCTTACGACAGGACGAAATGGTTTTGCCCTGCAAGCCCATCCCATTTGCCCGCCAAGGCAAATGAATTTGCCACTGATGGCAAACCTATACCTGTTGTAAACACAGATAGTAAACCAGAAGAAGTATTGGGTGCAAAAGCACCGAAGCAACGCAAGCCTGAGATTGATCTGCCCGATGGGTGGATTCCAAATGACAAGAATGTTCAAGACGCGCTAGATCGCGGTTTCACGCAGCAGGAGATAGAAGATGAAGCAGACAGATTCGGAAACTTCCACCGCTCTAAGCAAAACCGATTCCGCGACTGGGACGCAGCTTGGCGCACATGGCTCGGCAATGCGCGGAAATTTGGAACCACTCAGCGAGGAAAAGGTGGAGCGCGGTCTGGCATGGCTGAGGCGTTTGCCTCAGTTGCAGCCGACCGCGCTGCCAGAGAAAGAAACCGTGCTGAGAATCCAGAGCGCACTGATGATATCAGCCTCTGGGGTGTGGATCTCAGCTAGGGTCGCTGCGCTTCTCAGCCCTTACTATGAAAAAGACATCCCGCAGGCCGTGCGAAAGATGGAGGCCGAAGATTGGGAGCAGGCTCTAAGCGGCTTTCCTCAATGGGCCATTGAACGCGCTGTGCGCTGGTGGAAGTCAGATGCCAACGCAGACCGCCGGAAACGCCCGCTAGAAGGCGACATCGTGGCTCGGTGTAGGGTTGAGATGGACGGCGTAGCATCGGCGTCTAAGGTGCTGGAGATGAAGCAGCGCGGCGCAGAGCATAAGCCGGAACCGCGTGAACGTATGTCACCAGAACGGGCTGCGGAAATCATGCGGGATGTTGGCTTTGGCGTGAAGCGGATGGAATGAAAATAATTGCGCCAAATGCAAGAAAGATGTTTACAGATGTTGTGGATGTTGTAAGGTGTCTACAAGAACACCGAAACACGAAGGGAAGAACAAAATGACTATGCTGAAGATGATCGCAATTACCGCTGACCTTATCAAAGACGGCAAGACTGACGCTGAAATTATGAAGCACTTGGCTAATCTTAAAGGAAGCCGCTGCGCACAAATCAGCAAGGTCATGCGGTTGATCGCGGCCTAAGACAAACGTGACCAGCCCTGCGGGGCTGGCGCCATCACCAACCAAAACGGGAGAAACAAAATGACCAACTTTGAAAAGCAGCAACGTGAGACGGAAGAAATGATCCGCAGATGGTATGAAGAAAAGGCAAAAATTCCAGAATCGGCGGAATGGACGTTTCAGGATGAGATATTTGCACTGATTGATTGGAGAGATTCAACGTATCAAGATTGGCGAAACGCAACACAACAGGAAGCAACAAAATGATCAACATGACAATCGCTGGAAATGTCGGCAAGGACGCCCAGCTGCGAAACACGCAGGGCGGTGACCCAGTGCTTGGTTTCTCAATCGCCATCGACAACGGCAAAGACAAAAACGGCCAGAAGCGCGACAGCACTTGGGTGCAGTGCAGCATCTGGGGCAAGCGGGCTGACAGCCTAAGCAGCCACATCGTCAAAGGCACGAAGCTGGTGGTGTCTGGTCGCCCCGGTGTTGATGTTTACGAAGGCAAAGGCCGTTTGACGCTTTCAGTGCAAGACCTGACGTTTATGGGCGGTGTAAAGGAACGCAGCGAACAAGACGCATCTTCAAGCAATCGGTCTGATCTAGATGATGAGATCCCGTTTTGAGCGATTCCATGCAGTATGACATCACAAAGGACCAGCGCGGTGTGTTGCACACCATGCTGGACTCAATCAAGCGCGGCGACGAGGTAGTATATCACATCGGTGAATACGCCTCTGGCAAGCACAAGGCCGATGCTATGGAACTCCACAATCAAGGCAAGTGCATCCTTTACCAGCGCAAGTTGGGCGATGGTAAGTTTGCATACATCGCCCGCAAACCTTTGAAGCCGTGAGGATCTGGCAAGTGGGTGATCCAGTGGGGATGGGCGAGGTCTACTTGCCAAGCAGAGACAGCAAGGAAGCCTATGCAGCAGCCTGCGAGGAAGAGATCACAAACAGCGCTGCGCGGTATGCGATGGAACTGAGGACGGTTGAGGCGAGACGGGATTTCATTGCGACTTGGCCGGAGAGTCGGCGCAATGCACTTAAAGCAAAAATCAAAGAACTCTGGGAGAAACAGAAATGAGTGACGATCTGATCGAAGCACTGCGTTTGCAGGGCTGGAATGACGCCGCCGACCGCATCGAAGAGTTGGAGCGTGAGTTGGATGAGGCACGGCACTTGCAATCGTGCGCCTGTAACTATGACACGCCAACAGATGTTTGCATGGGCCACCATGCGTTGTTTGAGCGCCTGTATGCTGTGGAACGGGGAAAGCTAGAAGCCAAACTCGCCAAGGCGGTGGAGGCGCTGCGTGTCATCAGTCAATTTAATGCGGTCACCAACAGCGCCCTGAATGTCCACAGCATCTTCAAAATGACGGACCGCGCCCGCTTGGTGCTGGCTGAACTGGAGGGCGGGGAATGAGTGAGGTCCGACGTAAACCGATTGTGACTGAAGACACAGATGGCAACCCTGTCATCAGCTTCACCGAAGATCACACCATCCGCGACATTATCCGCTATCTGCTGTCCACAGGCGTGGATGCGGAAGAACTATATGATCACATAAACGACCCAGATTTGCTGCCTGAACTGGAAGGGAAAGAATGACCTGCCCGCCCTGCACCCATAACTGCAACGAAGGGCGTGACTGCCCAGCGAGGAAAAAATGAACCGCGAACAGATCCTAAGCACCGCAATCCAATACATCACCAAAGACCGCGATGCCACGCATGGCGATGCAGAAGACAGCTTTGAGAACATCGCAGACCTCTGGTCATGGTGGATGCAAGGGCGCGACAGGTGCGTTTTTGATGGCCTTGACGTTTCCATGATGATGGTGCTGTTCAAGATCGCCCGCATCAAAGGAAACCCAACTCACGTTGACAGCTATGTGGATGCCGCCGGGTATCTGGCAATCGCAGGGGAAATCCAATGTATGGAACGGTAGATCGACTGAAGGACGAGCGGCTGTTAATGGCGTTGCACCTCGTCGAGAACGTGGGCCTAAGCCACAGCAAAGCTGCCGATCTGGTGGGAATGACCAAGAATGCCTGCATCGGTGCAATCAATCGAGTGCGCAACGAACAGACAGGCGTTCACAGCATCTTACGAAACACAGCCAATAAAGACCGCAGCCAAAGAGCGCTATGGTGGTTTGACCCGACATCGGAATTTGGCCTGTCTGTGCTTGATAAGGTTGCCAGATTGAAACAGCAGCCAAACTGATGTAAGATGCCGCAGCGACCGACACCGCTATGTGTCGAGATGAGGACAAAATGAAACAGAAGGCATGGCCCGCCGATAATGTAATTCGCCGCAAAGTCTCAGCGCTTGTGCCATATGCACGAAACAGCCGCACCCACAGCCCGGAACAAGTTGACCAGATCGCCGCATCCATCAAAGAGTGGGGCTTCACAACCCCGATCTTAGTAGACACCGATGGGCAGATCATCGCCGGGCATGGGCGACTTCTGGCAGCGCAGAAGCTGGGCCTTGATGAAGTGCCAACCATGACTGCCGAAGGTTGGACAGATGCCCAGAAGAAAGCCTACGTCATCGCAGACAATAAGCTGGCGCTAAACGCAGGCTGGGACAACGCCATGCTTGCTGTTGAGATGAAAGAACTTGGCGACTTGGGCTTTGATCTTGATCTGACAGGCTTTGGCAAAGATGAAATCGGTGCGCTGTTTCCGAACGAGACAACTGGCTTGACCGACGAGGATGCTGTGCCGGAAGTGCCTGCGGTGCCTGTGACGGTTGAGGGTGATGTTTGGCTGCTTGGGCGGCATCGGTTGGCGTGCGGGGATAGCACAAGCATAGATGCGGTAGAGCGCCTTTGCGATGGACAGCTTGTCGATATGTGGCTGACAGATCCACCCTACAACGTGGCTTATGAAGGCGGAACGAAGGAGAAGCTAACGATCAAGAACGACAGCATGGGGAATGATGCGTTTCGCCAGTTTCTGCGCGATGCGTACTCAGCCGCAGACGCCGTCATGAAAAAAGGTGCGGTGTTCTACATTTGGCATGCCGATTCGGAAGGATACAACTTCAGAGGTGCGGCATCTGACATTGGCTGGGCCATCCGGCAGTGTTTGATCTGGAAAAAGTCTAGCCTTGTCATGGGCCGTCAGGATTACCACTGGCAGCATGAGCCATGCCTTTATGGTTGGAAGGAGGGCGCGTCTCATCTCTGGGCATCAGATCGAAAGCAAACAACCATCCTTGAATTTTCAAAGCCAAGCCGAAACGGCGAACACCCGACAATGAAGCCTGTTGAGTTGTTTGAATACCAGATGCTTAACAACACTAAGGGCAGCGATCTGGTGCTGGACAGCTTTGCGGGATCTGGAACGACCGCAATCGCTTGTGAAAAGCATGGGCGCTATGCGCGGCTTATGGAGTTGGACCCAAAGTATTGTGATGTGATCGTGAAGCGCTGGCAGGATTTCACCGGGCAGGAAGCAGCACACGCAGAGACAGGCAAGACATTTGCAGAACTTGGCGCTGGTGGCCGAGCATGAGAACGATCACCCTACAAGACGACGAGGCCGAAGAACTGGAGCGCATCCTAGATGCAATACTGATTTCTGGGGCATTGAGTGAAGGAAGCACCAAGCGCACAATCAAACGCGTGTGCATGAAGCTGCATTGGGCCAAGCAAAAATGTGAGGCAGCATGATCGAGCGCAAGAAGACAGGACCAAAGGGTCCATCAAAACCAATGACCGACAAAGAGTTTGAGCAGCTGGTCAGCATGATCCGCATTGCCTGCACAGCCGAGGAAATCTCAAGCGTTCTTGGCATGTGTGAAGACACGCTAAACACCAGAATTGCAGAGCGTCAGATTGATGGCGTCCACAATTTTTCGGGGCTATATAAAAAGCACAGCGGCGAGGGCAAGGCATCGTTGCGCCGAATGCAATGGAAATCAGCGCAGGATGGCAATGTGACTGCGCAGATATGGCTTGGCAAGCAGATGCTGGGCCAGCGCGACAAGCACGAACTGTCCGGGCCAGATGGCGGGGCAATGCAGAT